TTGCTTTTCCTTTGAGTAATTCTTCTAGGGATATATTCATAATTTATTTTCTATTTTCTTTATAAATGTTTTCATGTTAAAGTCATCTTTTATGTATTCAGCATCTTTATATATTTTTTCCATAAAATCGGTATTACTTTCTAATTCTCTTATATATTCTATTAAAGGTTCATATACAAAAAGTCTACTTGCTTTATTTGTAAATGCTAATTTAATAAAATCAAATATATTATCTATATAAGGTTCTATATCTTTATAATAAATAGGAATAATTATAGATTCTGTATCTATAATAAATAATTTAAAACTCTCCCGAGTTCTATGTTTATATTTTATTTCATTATAAAAATATTTCATTAATTGAATAAAAGCTCTTCTTATTATTGTATGTCTTATTTTAATATTTGAATAAGAAGCTTCTCTTTTACATTCTTGTAAGCCATAACCTACTATAGTATTTCTTTTATTATATATAGTTATAAGACCATCATTTCTTTCTTTTGATGGATATCCTGTTTTTCTAATTATAAATCTATGTTCCGATGCTGAAAATATCTCTGTATCATAAGTTCTTTCTATTTTTGCTTCATAAGCAATAGTTCCGTTTTCTGTAAATTTAACCCTTAAATTACTCATTCTAATTTTATTCTCGTCACCGAGTTTTGGTATAGATGTAAAAAAAAATAGGGATAGCAACATTTCTGTTACTACCCCTAATTGTATTAAGAATTTATCTTGGAGTATTATGCTTTAACTCCAAAAACAATATATTTGCCTTGGCGAGTAGCTTTAGATGGAGTATATTTAGCAGTAAATGCTATTGGTTCTCCTACTACTACTTGATGTGTATATCTACATACAACATTATGTTTTAAACCATTTTTGTAAAGGTTTTTAGTAATTTCCTTAGCTTTAGCTTTTGTTTCTTGTGTTGATGCAAGAACTTCGCCAGTTACTTTATCAATAATCTCATAAGTAGTTTTATACTTTCTTTTGCCTGTGTTTTTCACATCTTCAAAAGAATAAGGTCTTTGTCTAGTATCAGCTACAGCACTTTGTTCAACAATGGCAAAACCAGTTCCAGGAGCACACTTGCTCTTTTTCTTTAGGTAATCCATATAGAAATCATTTTTCATGTTTTCTGTAATTGCTACATCACCCAATTTCTTTACCCAATTATTATAGGCTTGTGTTGCATCACCTGCAATAAAGAAAGGTGCATTTACAAATGCTTCCTCTTTTGTTGAACCTACTACTTCTAACTTCTCAAACTTTAAAATTTTTACTTTTTCTTCCATAATTTTTTATTATATTAATTCATTAAACATTTATATCTGCTCATATATTTTTTAAGTATAGCGAATATACTTTTTAAATCACTTTTAGCCAAATTTCTAAAAGTTAATTTATGTTAATAATCTGTTAAAATGGCATATATAAACTTAGAATTTCTTTTATTTTATTTACCATTTGGTTTGGCTTCATACCAAATGTAGGAAATTCTGTGCACCCATATGCAAAATCTTCTGAAACTATTGCTATAGCCCAAATAAATTCTTCCGGAATACCTAGTCCAGACGTTATTTTAGTTAATACACTAAAATATGTTACATCTGGATTTTTCTTTTTTAACTCTGTTACTATATATCCTAATAAAGATATTATAGCTAATTTAGCATTAATATCAGAATTAATATATCCAAAAGAAAAATAATCTTTATAAAGTTTGCTTAATTCCTTGAATGTTGGGCGATTCATTTTCTCCAGATCCCTCATTTAATTCTTTAGCTACCAAATCAATAAATTCTGGACTTCTAAACTCTTCGTAACCATTACCATCACAGCAATAGAAAGCAGCTAATTTTAGAAGTTTAGTAAATTCTTTTAAACCTTCTTTAAATAATTTCTTAGTCATTGGAAATACTTGAGTAGAATATTTTGGAATAGTTTCTACTACTAAGAAGTTACTTTTAATAATTGGAGTCTGCATATCATATTTTTCTTTAGCATATAAACAAAGTAAATAGCTATACATAGCCATTTCTCTATAATAACTAAATTTATTAATAGCATTTTCAAATTCAGAAACTGGTCTACCAGTAGTTTTTAAATCATTTACTATAATGCAATTATTTTCTTTATCTATAATAAAGTTATCTAATTTGCCTTTTAGTTTTAAAATAAATGGCTTATTTTCTGGCGCTTCTACTTTAACATCTAACAAAAATGTTCTTTCAAATCCTGTTTCTGTTTTATTTTCAGCATGTAATTGTCCAATTATTTCATTATCTTTCTCTAAAGATTCTAAACAGAAATTTAATTTTTCTCTATCTCTATCAGATAAATATATTATTTCTTTGCTATCTTTATAATTATTTTCAAAATCGGCTCTAAGTCTCCAATATTCTTTACATTTGGATTTTAAAGTATCAGCTTTATCAGAATTCATACTACTTTTATAGTAATCTAATTTTTCTGAAGCTTTTTTAATAGCATCATATGTTGGCACTTTACCATCGCTTCGATATAATTCATCCGCCATCATTCCTGCTTTTGCAGTAGGTCTATTAATTTCTGGAGCAATTACAAAAGATTCCGGTTGTAATACAAGTTCATGAATAGCACTACCAAATAATAGTGAATCACTATATTGTGTATTTAAAGCTAATCCTTCAAAAAATTTACTAGGAGAACCATTATATTCTTCCTTTAATAAATTTAATCTTGAATTACTAATGTAATTTGAATAATTTTTACCAAAATACTCTTTATCAGAGATATTTAACATTTTAATACTATCCAATATTGGAGTTATCTTAATTTCGCTTAATTTCATTTATTATTTAATTTTTTTTTGAAAATATTTTTTATAAGCAAAATTAATTTCGGCTTTCTTTAAAGAATGTATTCTTAAAGGAGTATCAAAATCATAATTATATGGAGTATCTAATAATAAACAAGGAACTCCAGATTCATTCATCTGTTTAAAATTACTTATTGAATCATCAATAAATATATCAACTCTTCCTTTAATCATATTAGCTTTATTTCCTTTTTGATACCACATTTGATAAAAAGGTCTGTTTGGAAATCCATTTTGTGCAAGCCATTTCTTCGACCATGCTTTTGGATTAACTCTTTTAGAACAATATAGTTCTGGAATAAAATCTATTTCATTAATAACAGGTAAATTTAACCAAAATTCTCTGTCTTTAGATAATATTCTTTGTACATTTTTAGTTATTTCAAAATCATTTTTAGGAGTTCCAAACCTTTCTAAATAAGGTCCCATAAAATCATCTAAGACTTGATCCATATCAAGGCCTATTCTTAAATTAGTCTTCATCTAATTCTGTTATATCACTTAAAATTATATTTTCATTATTTTTTATATAAGGTATTACTATAGAATTCCAATTTTCCAGTGTTGAATTTTCGTCTAATATATCTGCAGAATCATCTGCTATATCTGGATATTCGTCTATAATAATTCTACCTGCTCTGTCGTAAGCATCTCTTATATTTATAGCTGTTACTTTGTGGGAAGCTATATTCCCTTTAAATTTACTTGTAAATTTATAAAAATTCATTTTATAGTATGTTATTTTGCTTCATATAGCTATCTAATAGTGTGTAAAGAAATTCTTCGGGAATAATTGCAACAGTTCCAGGACTATTTGTTCCATCATTAGTTGCTTTCTTCCATAATAAACAAAAAGGTTTTTCTTGATCTATACAAGCATCTTTTATAGTAAAATAATTTGGCAAATTAATGGTATGTTTACATTGAACACCTATAGGTAATTTATTTGATTTATCTACAATATCTAATTTACCATTATCCATTCTTTTGGATTCTCCTCTTGCTGTCACACAATTTAATCCAAGTTCATTTAATTTTCTACATACATGATATTCAAATTCACTTCCTTTATTTCTTGATTTTTTAGCTTGAAACGATCTTTTAGTATGTTCATCAAGCCAATTAAAAAGTGTTTTATCCTTTCCACCACAACCTATTTTATTGCATCTAATTTTAATAGCCGCAACACTTAGTTTTGTGTACTCACTAGCTTCTTCTATAGAAGCAAAATCTTTTGTTGTACCATTTTTATAAATGGCTCTACAAGCTGTATTTAAGTCTCTCTAACTCATGTTTAATACATTCTTTAATAAATTCTATTGTCTTATCTTTTTTATATTTTTTATAAAAATCACTAATATCTTTTGCTTCATATTTTCTTGGAATCCATTGAAATATTAATTCTGGATGTTCTTTTTTAATTTTATTCATATTGCGTATTCCTGGTAAATCATTATCATATAATACAACAATATATTTAAATCTATTTCTTAAATCTTTTAATACATTATCTGAAATAAAAAGATTTTCAGAATTAGGTGCTATTGCACTTATTCCTAAAGAATATAAACACATAACATCTTTCATAGATTTAGTTATTATTAGCAATTTTCCAGATTTAGGAATTTGATTAAATCCTTGAATCTTTTTAGCTGGCCAATTAGTTAAGAATCTATATTCTTTTCTTTGTGAATAATAAATTCTCCATAATTCTAAATTGTCCATCTTTCCGCCATAATAGCCAAAAGTTAATTTACTATTATTAGTAAATAAATTACCATTTAAGAAAATATTTTTACAAGAATATACATGATATTTATGTAATATATCTAATGTTATTCCATAATTATTCCACCATTGCAATTCAGACTCTGTATAGTCTTTTATTTCAACCTGGATTTTTGCCGAACCTTCATTTTTAAACTTTCCTTTATATTCTTTAATTACTAAATGTTTATTACTGGATTTAGTAAATCCAAAATCTTCTGCTATTATATGTAATGCTTCATAATATTTTACATTATATTTAATCATAACAACAGATATAAAATTTAAACATTGTCCAGTTGCAAAATCATGAAAAATTAATTCATTAGATTTATTTCTATAAAAAGAACACGTTACCTTGTTGTCTCTACGCAAAGGGTTTCTAAACAATCCTTTTTTAATAGAGATTCCAAGATAATGTGTCATATAAGTTTCTTCAGAATATTTAGAAAGTAAAAATGATTTAGTTATTTGAGGTTGTAATACAAAATTCATAATATTTTATCTATAACCTCAATAATAATCATTTATTTTCTAAATTCCAAATTATTAAAGAAGGTCACTAAATTGATCATCTGGTATTTTATCTTCTGAACCAGAGGCATCTACTTTTGGCATATCAGTAGCCTTTGCTCCTTTATATTTAGCTTGTTCACCTAATTCATAGGCACTAAGAGTTAAATTATGTCCAATAAACTTTTCAGAAGTAAATGCTTCGTGTGTTTTGGTATTTATTCTAACAAAATTAGGAAGGCTGGCATATATTTTACCATCGGTATTTCTTCCAGTTAATAATAATTCTGCTGTTTTAGTAGAACTTTCAAGAATTTTCTTTAAGCCGCTCATAAAAGAATCAAACTGTTTATGTGGATCATCTATTTTATTTACAGTAGTCTCACAATATTTTGTAAATGTTTCTTTCTTTTCTGGATTATAAGCATCAATTAATTGTGCAGCCATAAATAAAATTCTTTCAAATGAAGATGGTAATTCTACTTCGTGTCCATTATCATTTTTATAAGAGCCTCTATTGGCATCTTTAGGTTCAAATACTCTCTCTTTAAAAGTACCTTGTGGACAAGAAAATGAGAAATCCCATGCTCTCCAAGTTCCACCATCTTTAGTGTCTCCTGTTTGAACATCTCCAATTCCATCAAATTTAACATCTTTATAAATGTCCCAAGGTTTTAAATAATTGCTACTATTAGTATTAATATTTGTTATTGAACCAAAATTCATTTTCATATTTTTATATATTTTTTAATTATAGTGTAAAATCCATCTTTTCACTTTTGATTTCTGTTGTATCTTCAACATCCTCGAAATCATCTAAATCTATATCATCTTCTGCATCTGGTTTAGCGACCGGAGCAGCTACATCTGGTGTATTTTCACCCTTTAATACAAACAATCCATCCGCTGATGGATGTGCTTCTAACTTAAATTCGGTACCATAAACACTTAACTCTTCATTAGCTTTGCCTCTATAAGATACTGTATTAGATTTGGTCAATTTATTTCCAGCTTTTGTTCCAAATACTTCATTACTACCTATCACAGGGATCATTGTTTTATCTACCTTTTGAAACTTAATATCTATTTTATCTCCTTCAGTTACTCCCAAAACTTCTACAGCTCCTTTTGATAATGTATATTTATTATCTTGTAAAGTTAATATAGGTTCTGTTCTCTCATCTATTTTACTAGATGTAGATTTAGTAGCTCTAGGTTTTTTAATAGTTTCATCTTTTAATTCTCTAACATCTTTAATAATTTCTCCAGTTGCTTCATCTGCCCATTCGGTAGTAACAGTCATTTTAATAAGTTTCATTATTCTTCGTAATATGCTTTAATTTTATCATTAACTATCTGTAAATCATTTGGTATAAAATCTTCTTCAAACATTCCTTCTGGAGTTTTAGCTGGAAGTTCTATTCCATCAACTCTTTTAGTATGTGTATAAAATCCATATGTTGGATTTCCATTTTCATCATATTGAGGGCAACTAAATAATACAATAGATACACTTTCTAATGGATTATACATTTTATCCAATAGTTTTCCTACAGAACTTGCTTTATAACTACGAATTCCTCCGTCAGATTCTACAGATTCTGTATGTAACATCATATAAATAATTAAATCATCTCTTAAAGAATTACATTTAGATACAATTCTTCTAAAATGATCTGCTAATTCATTATACTTATCATAACCTCTTTCTTTGCTTCTATCAAAGAATTCAGTTCTCATAATATAAATAGCATCATCAATAATTATATTCTTTACAGAAGGTTTCTTATCACTTAGTAAATCTAAAATTTTAGATATATTTTCCCAACTAGAAGTTGTTATAATATTCTTTTTTTCTTTATTAAAACTTTTCTTACTTCCTTTAAATGGCAACGTCTTTCCCAAGACATTTATAATATAAGTTTCATCTGGATTTAAATTCTTTATTGAAGTGGATTTTCCTGTACCACTACTTCCCAAAACTATAACAAATGCGCTCAAACTTTAAATTTTAAATTTGTATTATTTTCTCTTTTATCTGGAACATATTTAGCATAATCAAATATTTCATCTGGTTTAGGTAATTCTTCAAATACATTAATTTTGCCATTAAAATAACAACAATCTACAGCATCTGATTCTCCATATCTAGATTTTAAACATAGAATTGCTCTAAAATAATTTCTCATGGTTTTAATATCATAATCTCTATAAGTATTTAATTTATCCTTATTAGGACTATATATAGATAAAACTATTTCTGCGTCTTCCGATGGACCTCCACTGTCCTTAATATCCTCAATGATGGGTTCGTTGAACCCCTG